TAGGAGGTACAGGTAATACTATAAGTGGCTCTAACAATGTCAATATGACTATTGTGTCAAGTACCGGTTCTACCTTGTTTAATAGCGATTATTCTACAATGATCAATGGCCAAAGCGCTACCATATTAGACAGCGATTTTACAGTGGCTATTAACAGCCACGAAAATGAGGTAATAGTAAATGGTTCAGGTCACGCTGTAATAGGATTAAATAAAGAAGGTGCTGGTTTAGATTTACTTGAATATAGAAACAATAGTAACTGGTTAGGTGACACTTATTCTGGAGGAGCAACCTTTACCGAATTTTCTACCCTACAAATGGGTGTAGGTACTATAACTTTAACAGGTTCAAATCCTGGTCAAGGCAAACACGATAGTGTTTTTGTATTAAATTGGTCTGGATTATCACCTGCTACTAGCAATATTAACCTTCCTAGTTCTACAAATAGTGATTACAAAAAGATAAAGTATACCTTTATTACTAATGGAACATTTGATGGAGGAACTCAAGTAAAATTATTAGGATTTTCAGGTCAGTTAATTAACGGAGTATCTCAGTATACTCTACAGAATGCCTACGAGTCAGTTACTCTATTATCTTCAGGTTCAGGGTGGATAACAACACAAGCTTCCTCAGGTGGTAGTGGTGGTATTCACTATGGTTCTTTTTATGATACAACTGACCAAACAGCAACTGTTGCTAATACTGAATACTCAATGTCATTTAATAATACTGACCTTGTAGGAGGAGTTACTTTAGCTAGTGGTAGTAGAATATACCCTAACTCAGTAGGTACTTTTGATATTCAGTTTTCAGCACAGCTTAAGAAAAACACAGGTGGTGATGTTAAGGCATATATCTGGTTAGCAAAAAATGGTACTAATGTTCCTGAAACAAATGGTGCTATAACTATAGCTGGTGGTAATAATGCTGAAACTATAGCTGGTTGGAATTATTTTGCGAAAAGTACTTCATTAACTGACTTCTTTGAGCTTAGATGGGGTAGTGATACCGCTGGTACTAAACTAGAAACGCTAACTCCTGCAGTAGGTCCGGGGATACCATCAATTATTTTAACAGTAGATCAAATAAGCTAAAATGGCAACAACATTAGAATACGCCTTAAAAGTAGATTCGGCCGGAGTAGAATCCGGAGCGGCAGCGGTAGATAACCTCGGTAATAAATTAACCGATACTAAGACTGCATCAGAAGGCTTAGCTAAGAGCTTAGAGAAGCAGGAAGCTAGGATTAAAATTATAGACGGTGCTATAAACCTGCTAGGAGGTTCAGTAGAGTTAGCAGCCGGAGCATTTGTTGGTTTAGGACTAGCATCAGAAGAGCAAGCTGAACAGTTTCAGACCGCTGCTTTAGGTGCTATAGCCTTTGCTGACGGTGCAAAGAGAAGCTTTGACGGTATTAAATCACTTACTGAAGGACTTAAGTCATACGGAGGTATTGCAGGGGCAGCTCGTAAAGCTCAATTAGCTATAAATGCAGCTATATTAGCAAACCCCTATATTGCTGCAGCAGCTGCTTTAGCTATAGTTACTGCTGGGCTATACCTCTTTGTTACTAGTGCAAATAGCGCTGAAAAAGCTCAAGCAGCTTTAAATGCTGAATCAGTAAAAGCTTCACAGGCTGATAGTAAATATGCTAATTTACAGCTTAGAATATTAAAAGCAAGGGGTGCAAGTGAGGTCGCTATAAAGAAAGAAGAGATTAGAGTAAGAGAGCTTGATATTGCTACATTAATATTATCAGCTAATAATGAAAAGGATGCTAAAAAGCGAATAGAGCTTGACAAGCAAAGAAAAGTATTACAGGATGATAATAAGGTAGCAGCGGTAGATCTGACTAGGCTTGAAACTGAGGCTACTGAAAAAGCAGCAGAAAATCGGGCTAAAGATTTACAAGATGGTAAAGATAAGCAGAAGAGTAAAAATGAATTAGCTCAACAAGCTAAAGATAAAAAAGCAGCTGATGATCTGAAAGCTAAGGAAGATCAGAAGAAGGTTGACGACGATAAATTTCAAGCAGAACAAGATTACTTAGATAAAGTAAATGATTTACTTATGTCTGAGGAATCAAAACGTATTCTAAGTGTAGCTAAAACTTATGATGATTTAATTGAGCAAGCAAGGAATTTTGGACGCGATACTACTGAACTTGAAGCGGCCAGAGGAGTTGCTATCCAGGAGGTAATCGATACTCAGGCTGCTGAAAGGACGACAAAGCAAGATGAAGCTAATGCTAAAGAAGTAGCCGATGCTAAAACAAAAGAGGATGCATTACAGGCTGTTAGAGATTTTAATCTTGCTAATGCATCCCAGGCTATAGCAGCATTAGGTTCATTATTCGAAGAAGGTACTGCGGCTTCTAAAGCAGCTGCTATTGCAGAGATTGCTATCCGTACAGGAGAAGGCTTTGTAAATGGTTTAGGTATTGCTCAAAAGACAGCATTAGCAGCCCCGCTGGGGTCAGGAGCTTTTATCTTTCCTTTATTCTATGCAGCTCAGATTGCATCAGTACTAGCGGCAGCTAACCAAGCTAGAAAAATTTTAGGTGCTGGGCCAAGTGTTCAAAAACCAAATGTACCAGCAGCACCAAGTATTGGTGGCGGAGGAGCATTTACAGGTAATCTACCGGGTACCGGACCTACCCCGACTACTCCTGTAACCCAGGAACCTATCCGGGCTTATGTCGTAGCTAGAGATGTATCTACCGGTCAAGAGGCAAACGCTGCTATCAGACGTAGAAGGAGACTAGGCGGAGGGTAATAAAATACTATTTAATTAAAATATAACTATGCGAATCGTTAAATTAGAGATCGAGGATGACGCTCTACTATCAGGAGTAGATGCAGTAGCCTTTGTAGAGACTCCAGCCCATGAGCAGGACTTCTACGCATTTAAGACTGAGAAGTTTGAGAGCTATACCGACTACCCAGAGTCTGCAGTCAATGCAGCCAAGAGAGCGCTAGAGTATAGAGATAATAACCCAGACAATGACTGCGGTACTGCCGTAGGATGGGCTAGAGCTAATCAATTAGCTAAAAGAGAACCTATCTCTGAAGAGACTATCGCACGTATGGCTTCTTTTGCCCGGCACCTACAATACGAAGATGTACCTTACTCTGAAGGATGCGGAGGTTTAATGGTAGATGCATGGGGTGCTAGAGCAGGTATCGAATGGGCTAGTAATAAGCTAGAGGAGATTAGAGAAGACTTTATGAACAATAGCTATACTGACGGTGTTGCTAGCGGACTTACTGACTGGCTAGGAGAAGGACCTAGATACCCTAACATCCAGTATGCAGCAGAAGGTAACTTAGACATACTAGGATACCAAACCCAGCATTTTGAGATCTGCCCAGGAGCTATTGCTCTCTTTACTCACCTTCTAACTATGCCTATAACGGAAGAGAATAGAGGTATGATTAGATCAGCAGCCGTACTAGCCGACCAGGTATTCCTGCTAGAAAAGAACGTCATTGCTAAAGAATTGACTACCCCGGTAGAGATGGTTCAGACATTAGCTCTAGTAGAAGACTTTGTAGATATCATCGAGCAGATAAGCCTAGACTCAGGTATGGAGCATAGCACCGCATTTATGGATGGTCATATCGAAATTATAGCCCAGTACTTAAACCAAGAGGAGTTCAAGGCAGCTTTAGAGTTCCAGGAATGCCCTCCAGCAACCCAGGATGTAGCTCTTAACCTTAACAATCGTCAACAAGCTATCGATGTAGCTAACTACGGACCCCTTAACCCGGCTGAACCTAATACAGAGTACTGGGAAAAAAAAGCTGAGCAGTTCAATAGCGGTGATGTAGAGGCTGCTAAGAAGTCTGTCTGCGGTAACTGTGCTTTCTTTGATATCAAGCAGCATACCTTAGACTGTATTGCCAAGGGTATCGGAGGAGAGGATGCATACGATAGTATAGACGCCGGTCAGTTAGGATACTGTACTGCTTTTGACTTTAAGTGTGCAGCAGCCAGGACCTGTGATGCGTGGGCAGGCGGAGGCCCGGTAGATGATAAGGAAATTAATTACATAGACACGTTAGCTTCTGAGATACAAGATGCTATCATAGATGCATTAGAAAACGTAGGAGAGAATCAATCTGACTACCTAGATTACGTAGAGATGTCTCAAGAGGAATTCCATAAGCATTTATTTGCTCTGGTTTCTACTCCTCAGAAAGAGTCAATACTGGATGTAGGAGATACCAAGATTAGGTATCGGTACTCAGGACCTAGAGATAACAAGAACAGAAACTTCTGTGCCCGGCTTATGTCATTAACCGATCAAGGTAAAATCTTCAGAAAAGAGGATATAAACCAGATGACCATAACCACTGAAAACCAGCAATTTGGAACGTACGACATTTTTACCTACAAGGGTAGCTATAATTGCAGACATGCTTGGGAGGCATTATACTTTAGAGAAGCTGGTAATAACGGAGTACCGGAGGGTAAACGACCTGCAGCTATTGGCGATCTATTATCATCTGGAGTCAATAAACCCGTTATCACAAGTCCTACTAAAGGAATCCAAGATAAGTTAGAGTTTGCCCGGCAGACATTAGCTAAGGAACAAAAGGTAATCGGCCCTCTTATGAGAGCTAATCGTTTAATTTTACGAGTTGACGAAAAGGGAGATCCTTACTACGTGTACTTCACTCCTAATACTATTAAGAGAATTGCAGAGAAATTCATGAAGGAGGGTAGACTTAAGTCCTTTAACCTAGAGCATGATAGCGATAAACCCATGGAGAATGTTTATATCTCAGAAGCATGGCTAGTAGAAGACCCGGAGACAGATAAGTCTAGACTTTACGGTTTCAGTCCTGGTAAAGGAGACTGGTATGCTATAACTAAGTTCGAAAGTACTATGAACTGGAATCAGTACGTAGAGACAGGTAGAATAAAGGGATACTCAGTTGAAGGTTTCTTCTTAGATGAGATGTTTAAGCAGAAAGAAACTTTTGTAGAACCGGGACTTATTGAATCTAAAGACGAGTTTATCGGTAGGTGTATCCCGTACATGAAAGACGAGGGGTATGCCGACGATCAGGCGGCAGCAATCTGCTATACTAAATGGTCTGATAGGTAGTAGGGCCAAAGTCCACTAAAGCCCTATTTATCAATACGAGCTACTCATTCAGGGTGGTTTAAATTATATAATTTTTTTAACACATGAATGTAGAAGAGTTAAAAACGCTAGTGAAGTCTTACTTCAACTTAGCTGACAAAACTACTGTTAAGAGAATTTTCGCTGAAGCCACCTTGGCTGATGGTACTACCAAAATCTATTACGAAGGTGACCTCGCAGTAGGAACTAAAATTTATCTTCTCGATGCAGAAGGAAATGAGATTCCCGCTCCTGAAGGCTCGCACACTCTTGAGGATGGTACTAACGTCGTACTTGGTACTGAAGGAGAAGTTCTTGAGTTAACATTAGCACAGCCTGTAGAGGCTGCGGAGCATGAGGAAATGATTAGATCCACTGGGAAGCCTATCATTACACCTAATACTTTCGAAGAGCACGAAAATATGCCAGTAATGGTTGAAGATATCGTAAAAGCTGTAGTAGAGGCAGTACAAGAGGAGATGAAAAAGCATTACGACAGGATGTCTGCCGTTGAAGCTAAAGTCGAAGCCTTTAGTGCAGCACCTGCATCAGAAAAGACCTTGCCTGGGTCTGTAAAGAAGGCAGCAAGCCCTGCTGTAGAACCTCTGCAGAAGGATAGATTCGAAAGAGTCTTAAAATCAGTCAAAATTAACAGAAATTAATACCTAACAAAATGGCATTAGACGTAACAGCACTATCAGATTTCAATAATGAAATCGCAGGTGAGTTAATCGCGAAGATGGTTTACACAGGCACAACTATGGAGTATGTCACCGTCAAGGAAGGCATCAAATATAAAGAGCCTATTAACCTTTTCGAGGTAGACCTCCAAATTCAATCAGGCGTAGCTTGTGTATCAACAGCACAAGGCACCGCATCATTCACTCAGCGTGACATCGAAGTATGTCAGAGAACATCTTATGATGGACTTTGCTTGAAGACTCTTGACACCAAGTACTTGGGCATTTCTGCCTTGGGAGCTGGTTCTTACAATGAGACCTTCGCACTTGCAAACACTTACGCAGAGCTTATCACAAACCAGTTCCAGAAGTCGAACGATCAGTTCATCTGGACTGCTAACACAGCTTCAGGCGCTTGTTCTAACGGACTAAATCAGATCCTTTCTTCTGCAACTACAGGTGTTGTAGTTCCTGTTTCAATCACTGGTTCAGCTTTCAGCGCAACCACTGCATTGACTATCATGGACACTATGATTGATAACCTTAGCTCAGACGTAACCGATCGCGATGATCTAACCTTCTTTATGTCGGTTACTAACTTCCGCAGATACGTTACAGCTATCCGTACCCTAAACAACTTCTACTTTGATCCAGCCTCTATCACTAACCGTGGTGGTGTAATGGATATGATGTACCCTTACCAGAACATGCGTGTTGTAGGTACTGTAGGTCTTCAAAGTAGTGACCGTGTAGTTCTCGGACCAGCCAAGCATATCGTAGTAGGTACTGACCTTCGTTCAGATGTAACAGAGTTCCAAATGTGGTACGACATTAACGCTGACCAGCTTAAACATAGATTGGTCATGAAGCTTGGTGTTAACGTAGCATATCCTGAGTTCTGGGTATCTAACAACCGCGCTTAATTAGTAACCTTTAATACCTAGAGACTATGGCCTGCGAAATTTCATCAGGATTCACACTTGGTTGTAGAGACAACACAGGTGGCATTAAGAATATCTACATTCTCTCTGGTTCTATTACTGCTACTAACGGGACGGAAGGTTTAATTACCAGCATCACAGGTAGTGGCATTTTCTACAAGTTCGAATTATTCAGACAGACTTCCAATCTGACTGAAACACTTACTTCGACTCCAGAGAATGGCACTGTGTTCTACGAACAATCTGTAACCGCTGTGTTCTTCAAACTACAGTCCGCTACAAGAAACAAAGTAAAGATTCTTGCTCAAAACCCTAACCTAAAGATTGTTGTTCAAACGAACAACAGTTCAGGTAACGTTGGTGAATACTTCCTTATAGGAGAAGACACCGGAGCACAACTTTTAAGCAGCGCCGGTGCTACTGGTACTGCCTTTGGAGACTTGAACGGATATACTCTGACTTTTACAAGCCAAGAACCAGAACCAGCTTCAGAAATTGACACCTTTGCAAATACCATGCTTAGTGGTATTACAATCGTCTAATTATTTTCTAACTAATTAGTAGGATAGGGGGTTGCGTTTAGATACGTGCCCCCTTCTTACTTTTTAATGCTATCTAAAAAATGATACAGTTAAACAAGAGTCAGGCTATAAACAAAGTAGCCTTCTATCCCGAGGTGCCAGTAAGCGCATCTGTAGTGGGTATACGGGTACATTATAGTCAAGACATTAACCTAAACACCGGTAGCTTTGACGGATTTATAGATACAAAACTTAACTGGGTAGTAGCTGATATCTCAGGCTCGGTTATTCCTAACCCTAGCGGTCAGTATACTCTTAACATTTTCGGTACCTCTGTAGGTCCGCTTGTATGGAATTTAATTAACCAGACCTGGGAGACTGTTAACGTACAATGGCAGGTAGGCCAGGGTCAAGTACAGGGCCAACAAATAGCAACCGAGAGGGCATATATCAGCGGCAGTAATGAAAGCGGCCTGGTTGTCTATTTATCACCAGGACAAGCCGGTTACTATACAACATACCAAAACTAATGGCTACAAGAAAAGCATCTGATACTACATCTCAGCATACAGCACCGGTTACAAAGGAGCATAAATCCTTTATGTTTGGGTCTATACAGAGAGAAAAATCAGAAAGACTACGCCCTTACGAAGTAAACACCCAGCATCACTACATTAAGTACGGAGATGACGATTTATTTCCTTGGCATCTTATCGAGTTAGTTAATAACTCATCCATACACAATACCTGCGTAAACGCTATCGTAGATGCAATTTACGGAGAGGGACTTACCTCTAACCTACCTTTTACCCTGGATAGGGCTAACGATGAAGGAGAGACTTGGAATACTATCTTCCAAAAAGTAGCCAGAGACTTTAAAGTATTCGGAGGATTTGCCTTAGAGGTTATCTGGAATAACGCAGGTACTAGGATTGCTGAGGTATACCACGTAGACTTTTCTTACTTAAGAGCTAAAGAAAAGAACGAGAGACATAGAGTACCGGGTTACTACCTATCAGAGGATTGGGGTTATAGAGGTTCAGCCAAAGTAAGAGTTGACGATCTACCCTTTTTGCCGGTATTTAACCACAACAGAGCTCTAGAGGAGCCTAACCAGATTATATATTTTCAGCCTTATCGTCCTGGTCAGAAATATTATCCTTTACCGGATTACGTAGGAGCACTTAAAGTAATTGAGTTAGATGCAGAAGTAGATAACTTCCATATGTCTAACATTAAGAACGGTCTAGCCCCTTCTTTAATGATTACCACCTATACTAATGCTTCAGAGGACGATCGTAGGACTATCGAGAATATGCTACGTCAGCAGTTTGCAGGCTCTAGCAATGCCGGTAGCCTTATGTATATCGATACCGATAGCAAAGAAAATGCACCTGATATTACCCCTATCCCTCAAAACGGTGCAGACGGGTACTACAGCAGTGTAAATGATATGGTAATGCAGAAAATAATTACTGCTCATAGAATTACATCGCCTATGATGTTCGGTATCAAAGAGGCAGGACAGTTAGGAGGTAGGGCAGAGGTCATCGATGCTTTTCTATTACTGTTAAATCAGGTAATTAAACCTTATCAGCAGAGCATTCTCAACGTATTCAAAGTTATCTTTGATATCAACTACGGAGATGATGCACAGTTAGGTGTTATACAGTTAAAACTTTACGACGATAATACCGAAGAGGTAGACGTAGTAACGGCTTCTAACGAAGAGTCAGGAGTAGCAGATAATTTAGAAACCGATATCGAAGAGGTATCAACACAACCACGTCAAATCGTTTAAAATAAAATATAATGGCCGCAGGATCACTAACCCTCATTTCTGGCTCACAGACAACAACAGGTACTTTCGCTACCGTAAAAGCGTTAATTGACTCAGACATCACAGTTTCCGGTAGTAATATCGGTGCACTTAGATTCGTACTTGGTACAGGACAAGAGTACACTAACTTTGTAACTAATTCTACTTTAGGAGGTTACTACCCAGCTAACGAAATTCAAAGCGTCACCGTCAATAACAGCTACGGTACAGTAGTTCTTATTAAGGTACCAACTGTATAATACTTAGCATACAATGACTACAGTACAGCTAATCTCTGAAGCTAAGATAAGAGAATTTACGGATATGAATAATAACGTAGATTCTAAACTTATTTCTAATGCTATCAGAGAATCACAAGACATAGATCTGCAGCGGTTACTGGGTACCTTATTGTATGATAAGATCCTCTCAGACGTTCAGAGCAATACCCTGACTGGTGCATACCAGAGCTTGGTAGATGACTACATTCAGAACTTTTTGTTATACGCTACCTACTACTATACCCTAGAATACATATACATGCGTCCTAGGAATAATGGTTTGTTAACTCCTACGGGAGGTGATAACAGTGATTCAGTAGATCGCTCAATGTATAACGTCAAAAGACAGTCAGTTCAGAACAAGAGAGAGTTCTATGCCGAAAAGCTAACTGACTACCTAATTGAGAATCAGAACACATATCCTGAGATTTCTCAAAACGTACTTTTATACCAGCAAGTAGCTGATTTCGGTGAGCAGTACAAATCACCTATCGTAATGAAGTATAACACATATTCACCTCACCTTAAGAATCTTCTTAAGATGGGCTTTAAGGTTTACGACCAAAGATACCCTTACCTCCCACAATAAAAAATGGCAAATCTAACAGGACAAAATATAAGCAGTTCCTATCAGCAGCTAGTAACGCTGGGCACTGGTACGACTATCACCAACGGTACTGGTAGTCTGATTACAAACCTAGCTGTAACTGCTAGTTGGGCTCAAAATGCAGTAACCGCATCCTTTGCACTTAATGCAGGTAGTCAGAATACTGGCTCTCTAATGGTTACCGGTTCGGTTAGTAGTAACGTACTTACTTTTACAAAAGGAGACGGGTCTGCATTTAATCTCACGGTTAACACAGGCTCAGCAGTAGCACCTAATACCGGCAGCCTTATGGTTACGGGATCAGCTACAAATAACGTAATAACTTTTACTAAGGGTGACGGCAGTACTTTTAACGTAACCGTAGCAACGGGATCAGCAGTAACAGTTAATACGGGTAGCCTTATGGTAACTGGTAGTGTTGCTAGCAACGTTTTAACTTTTACAAAGGGTGACGGTAGTACATTTAACTTAACTGTAGCAACAGGCTCGACGGCCGTAACAGCTTCTTATGCGTTAAATGCAGAGAGACTAGGAGGAGATTTACCAGCTTTTTACGCTACAGCTACTTCAGTAACTAACCTATCAAGTTCGGTAGCCTCTAGGCTTACAATTGATGAAGCAATTATTAGTGGTTTAACTGCTGCAACTTCTTCTTATGCTTTAAAGACAGAAGTGTCAGGAGCATTTGCAAGTACATCTGCTTCTTTCTCTACTAGACTTACTACCGACGAGGCTATTATTACCTCGTTAGTAGCAGCTACCGGCTCATACGCACTAAAGACCGAGGTATCGGGAGCTTTCAATAGCGTATCTTCTAGCTTTGCTACTAGGTTAACTACTGATGAAGCTATTATTACTTCCTTAGTAGCAGCTACGTCATCATACGCTAGAACAAACGTAAATAATACCTTTACCGGTACTCAGACATTCGACAACATTGCAGTTAACGGTACTGCTAGTATAGCGTACCTACAGTCAGTTACGGGTAGTGCAAAGATCATAGGTGACGCATTTATAATTCTAAACAACGATACTCCTGCTCTAAGATATGCAGGTATAAAGGTAATCGATTCAGGGTCAGCAAACGTTACAGCATCTTTCTTATTTGACGGTCAGACTAATGACTGGTTTTACGAATATCAGAGTGGTGACCCTACTAACTTCGGGGTAGTATTATTCGGTCCTGAATACGGTACTTTAGGAAGCCCTATCTACCCTACAGCTAACCAGCTACAGAAAGGTACAGGAGGCCATCATATGACCGGGTCAAACATCTCTGACGACGGAGCATTAGTGACTATATCGGTACCTGTTTCAGTAACTGGAGCAGTAACGGCTTCTGCAGGCTTCAGTGGTAACTTAGTAGGTAATGCTTCAACAGCTACAAGTGCTTCATTTGCAACTACTGCATCTTACCTATCAGGTCAAGTTCCTACCCTAAGTGGTGAATTACAATTTAATAACGTTATAGGCGAGATCTACGGTTCAGTAGCATCACCGGTGACGGGTAACTTAACTATCTCTTCAACCTCTTTAAAGAGGAACGGATCAGTAGCAGTGGTATTCCATACGGGGTCAACTGAACCTACTGTAACCGGAGGAACCATCGCTAAAAAGACTGGTATATATTCCGGAACTGACCTTAATGTAATTAGTTTTACAAACGTCGACGGTACAAATTACATACAGGGTATAGCAGGGGCAGGCATAACTACAGTACCTAGTGCATCGGTTGCTATAAGTGCTTCTTATGCTCTTACAGCATCCTTTGCCACCACGGCATCATTTGCTTCATTTGCAACAAGTGCTTCGTTTGCTCCATCAACTCCTGCTTTCCCATTCACTGGTTCAGCGATAATTACAGGATCCCTTATAGTAACCGGCTCTACTAATTTAAACGGTAGACTTGCTTTTGCTAACACTGCTACAGGTGGAGTTATTATAAGCAACTATACAGGCAGTATGACTTCTCAAACCTATACTTTAATAGGTAATAATATCGTCGAAGTAGCTGAGACTGGAACTGATAACGTTCAAATAGGTCATGGTTCTCGAATTGTAAACGGTAGCAGGAATAACGCAGTAGTTATAGGTGCTGGTACATCGGCAGCTCAGGATACTGTATTAATTGGTGGTTCAGGAACAGCTAACGTAGCTGACGGGGTAGCGGTAGGAAAATCAATTGTAGTTTCTGGCGACAACGGCGTAGGTATCGGTTCAGGTGCTAATGTTGCCGGTGCAGGCGCGATTGGTATCGGTAAAAGTATTGTTACAACAGCTGCTGGTGAGATTAACATCGGTAATAAATTTAGATTTAATAGCGGTTCAAACGGTATAATTAACCTAGTAGACGATGTTAGTGTCTCAGGTTCAGTTACTGCTACCTCCTTTATTGGTACCGTAACATCGGCATCGTACGCTTTATTTGCTACTACAGCCGAAACTGCTAACACAGCCTCATATGTAACCGGGCAGGCTGAAGGAGGTCTTACTGGTGATTTGCAGTTTACTAATATACTGGGAGAGATCTACGGTAACGCATTTACACCGACTACAGGCAGTATAACTATCAGCGCTATCTCTACAAAGAGACAAGGAGCGGTAGCAGTAGTATTCCACACAGGCTCAAGTGAGCCAGCAGTAAGTGGCGGTACAGTCGCAAAAAAAGTAGGTAACTACTCTACTACAGATTTAAACGTAATTACCTTTACAAAATTAGTAGGTAATAACTACCTGGAGTATATCGCAGGTGCACCGGTTACAAGTGTAGTGAGTGCTTCTTACGCTGTAACTGCTTCTTTCGCACAAAATGCAGCAAATATCTTTCCTTTCACGGGTGCAGCAGTAATCTCAGGCTCATTAAATATTAGCGGTTCGGTAGGAGCCTCTAACGTAGTAATGAATAATACTGATACGTTTACTAGCTCAGCTAAGATCCAGGAGATCGTTACCTGTACTCAAGCTGAATACAATAGTGTGTCTGGTTCAGCTAATGCTAGCCAAACTCTATATGTAATCACAGATGCTACGGGTGGTGGTCAGTTTGTGAGCGGTAGTTTAACTAGCAACGTAAATGCTCTTACTATCGCCTCTACCACCGCATCACTTAATTGCCAGGCAGGTAACTTCTTTACGCTTACTTTAGCAGCTAGTGCTAACACGTTTTTGAATCCTACAAACATCCAGGCTGGACAAACAATTAACCTTAGAGTTACTCAACCAACTCCTAACACGGGTAGTATCTCGTTTGCTAGCACTATTAAGCAGGTATCGGGCTCAGCCTACACTCCAACAGCTCTAGCTTCAGCAGTGGATATTCTAACCTTTGTAGCATTTGATACTTCAAGCTTAAATCTAGCTAACCTTAAGAAGTTCGTTTAATGTTTGCACCTTTTGCATTTAAACAGGAAGTAGCAGCACCTGCTCCAGGTCCTAGCTATGTAACTACTGATCTATACTCTTACTACGATCCTTTTGACTCAGTTATTGCTGGGGCTACTTTATCAGACCTAAGCGGTAATGCTAGAACTGCTACTTTAGTTGGTACCTGGTCTACAGATGCTGAAGGATTTGTTCTTACTACTTTAGGTAGTTCAGCTCCTTATTTTACTACTCCTGCTCCTGACTTTGAAAGTACTGCTGTTACATACGAGATATGGTTTAAAGTAGCTACTGCGAGTACTTACAATAGTGAACCTAATATTATTAACTATTATCAAAGTAATAGACAGATAACTATTGGCTTTAAGGCGGGAGGAGAGAGTAATATTAGCTTTGGTATTGTCCAAAACGAAGCTGGAAGTTCTGCTGAGTTAAAATATACTGCAGGGGGTAGTGTGATAGATGGTACCTTTTATCAATATGTGATGACTATTCCTACCTCAGGAACTGTTAGATACTATAGAAACGCTGTTCTTGCAGTAACTGGTTCAAATCCAGGGGGAGATCTTTTCGGAACTCTAACCACTTTATCATATGGCGGAACTGTAGGGCCGGGGGATTTCAGAAGAGGCTTTAGTAATGCTAGAGGAGGCTTATTAAGAGTGTACTCCAAAGAGCTTTCTGCTGCAGAAGTACTCCAAAACTTTGACGCTAACAAAGCTGATTACGGACTATAATTGAATATAAAAGCATAGCCATATGTCTACAACAGGAGTAAGGAACGGTAAGGGACAGATAATGACCATTGATAATGGTAGTTCTATAGTAAAGAAAATGTACTACGGAACTAACCTCATCTTTGATCCTACCTCTATAGTACAGCCGGCAGCTCCAGTGGACCCGGTTATTACTGCAAACCTAGCACAGTGGTTTGATGTAACTCAAGGTAGTGCTGCAGCAGCTGTAGTTGACCAGAGCGGCAACGGCAGAGATGGTACTAACGTAAATCTAACTTATGATGGTACTAACCAATGGTGGACTGTGGGACCGAGTAACACTGACTGGGATAAGTACATCGATACAAATTACCGTTTAACTAACTTTGGTACTGTTAGCTGGACCACGGAGTGTTGGGTTAACATAACCGATGTGAGAAACGATGATTTTATCGGCATGGTTCACGATAGAAGAACTAATATAGGTAGTAATTTCGGGGAGTACTTAGCTATGGGCGGTGCTAGTCAGGCAAAACCCATTTCTGCAATGGTTGGTTCAGATAGTAGTGAGATAACCTGCTTTAACTCCCCTACTACCTACCAGAGCCAGTGGGTGATGATTACTGCAACTTATGAAGCTAACTATTCCGGGGCTACTGATAGGCTTAAACTGTACGGAAACGCAGTACTACTAGATACAGGTACTTCAGCAATGGGTAATGTTAACAATGCTACAAATTTAACGCTCTTTGGTAGATACTTATCTAGTGCGTTTTTTGTTGGAGAAGGTAAATTTGGTTCATACCGTCTATATACAGTAGCTAATTCAGCAGCAGACGTTCTACAAAATTACAACGCAGAAAAAGCTCACTACGGACTATAATTATGATACTAACTTTTGCATCCCAGCTTAGTACCCTTTTCCCGCCTCTATCTACTCCCTCACCGGCACCGGCAGAGCCTACGATAGATCTAACAAATTTAATGCTGTGGTGGGACCCAGGCAATCCTGCAGGATGGGTATCTAGTCCTACCCAGAAGCTTGTAAACCTTGTTTCTGGTGGATCAGCTTTTGATGCAACTCAGACTACGTTTGCATCGGGAGGAACCCCAACTGCTGTCTTAGATCAGGCCGGTAGATATATTACATTTACAAACGGCGCTACTAACGGCAGGCTTATCTTTAAGACCCCTAGTATTACTTCAGGCTTTGTTCCTAGTAGTCAGTCTTTTACCTGGATAACCTGGTTTAGAGCTAATACTTCATTACCGAGTACAGCTCTTCAGATTTTTAGGTTAATGAACTTTGCAGCACCTCCTTACAGAGTTGGATTTACAGTAGGATCTAGCGCGAAGACTTTTCAAACTAACTCAACTCCTCAAAATAACTTTGCAGGTACTTTTGTAGCCAATACTTGGTATATGTTATCGATGTCTGCAACCCTTGGAGGTAATACACTGGCATACATAAACACAACACTTGACTCTACTGTAACATCAAATCTGGATACTTCAACAGTAAGCCGTACAATACAGTGTGGTGCTGCCGGAGGAGCTGCTAACACAGTCTTCAGGCAAGGTATGAGTGCGGTATATCTACGGGCACTATCTGCTGAAAACATTACTACTATCTACAACACCTACTCACCTTACTACGTATAAAGCCATGTTAGGACAATCAGCAGCAGCATCGACTGTATTTTCTCCGGGACCTACTTTAGCTACAGGGGGTACAATTACGTTCGACGGTGATTATAAGATTCACACCTTTACTACTGTAGGAACTGGTTCTTTTGTAATTCAGAGTATCGGCGAAGACAATGCTTTTGACGTATTGGTGGTAGCTGGTGGCGGTGGTGGTGGACATGGTTCTAATATTGCTAACTTTGGAGATACCTTGGGAGCTGGTGGTGGAGGCGGTGGAGTGATCTACCAGGAGAGCCGAAGTTTAAGCACGGGTACTTATCAGGTAATCGTAGGAGCAGGAGGATCGGGGAACGGTTTCTTTACTAATCCTTTGGTAAACGGAAATGATTCTGCTTTAGGCACTTTAGTTGCTAAAGGCGGCGGTGGTGGTGGTACTATGTATCCGGGGAATCAAAAAGGCAATGATGGTGGATCTGGCGGTGGTGCGGGCGGTGGTGTTAACGACGGAGGTACTAATTGCGGTACTGTAACACCTGCAGACTATGATGGAATAGCTACTCAGCCTACCCAGAGTGGGGATTCCGGTACTTACGGATTTGGTACCAACGGGGGAGTACCTAGTAACTGTTCTAACGCACCTAGCCCTCCTCTTTATGCTCACTACAGAGATGGCGGTGGCGGTGGAGGTGCTGGAAGTATTGCTAACTTAACAGTAGGGGGATCAGGTAAGACTGTAAGTATTACAGGCACTGCAGTAGAGTACGCTAAAGGAGGTACTGCGGGTTCTGGCTTAACAGGTGCTGCTAATACCGGTAATGGTGGTGCAGGTGATAGTGCGGGAGGATTTACTTTAGGAACAGGCGGTTCGGGTATAGTAGTCATCAGATACGTATATCAGTAGTGGCAAAGATTAAAGCACAGACTGCTATTCTATTACGGTCCTCCACAAGGAAAAGACGCCCTGGCGTACATGCTAAAAAGAAGTTCTCCAATCTTAAGACTTCTAAACTCTACAGAAAGAAAAAAGTAGGTCAGGGGTAGTTGTATAACCTATCTGAAGTTCTTATATTTAGATACAGAGGGGCATAATAGGTAGGTTTACTATCACTGCCATGAGAAGTTTTTTTTTCTACCTGCCCCTCTTTTTTACCCTTCGGGGTATTTTTTTTGTAAAAAGTTGGAAATATAAATTTTTTTTCATAACTTGGCCATAAGTATAACAGTAACATAAACATTAACATTAACATTAACATTAACATTCACCTTAACATTAACCTTTACATTAACATTAACTTAAACATTAACATGAATACATTAGTAACTTTTATAGAGATGGTTAACCTTTACGAAGGATTAGAAAAACCATTTTATACTAAAAGATTAAAGTTCTGGAGAGATCAGAAAGTATACGTACAAAAGATCTTAGAGAAAGATTGGGAACCTACTCCTATGCAATTGCAGATAGTACAAGGTAATATTGAAAACCTTAGTAGAGTAGTTAAGTCCCTAGAATAATTATATGAGGAATAAAATGAAAGTAGCTCCAGTACTACAGGTACCTGAGAACGTAACTGAGGTAGAGTTCAGAGCTTTGCTAGATGGCTGGTGGACTTACGGAGGTTATAGACAAATTTCCATTAATGCAGATAATGTAGCTACACCCTATGCTACCTATCGAGAGGATTTACCGATGTATGTTATAGAGCAATGGTATAAGATGCCTTGGGAGAAACAGTTAAAGATTTGCATAGAGAGCGGATCACCGGAGAAGTGGTGTACTCGGGTTATGAGCTTATCAATTAAGAGCAACTCAAGTCCTTTCCATTCCCAGTACAGACGGTTCTCACTACGTATGCGAGAACAGTTTGACGGCAGTATACAGCAAACCCCCCTATGGAGCGGTAACGAAGCTACTGACTATACTGAGAATATCTGCGTTAAGTGTCTTAAGCTAGAAATAGGAAAATTAGATTTTTATGAGGCTATGCTTATTGACGCCATGGGTTACAAGGGTATGAAGCCTAGAAGGTTTGCCGAAGATAATAACCTAGATGTAGTAAGCGTTACAAATAATTATTATTCTATAAAAAAAAGATTAATAAAAGCTTGTAAAGAATACCATTAATCGAAAATATTAGCCTAATTATAATAAAGAAGTAAAATATGTTAATACCTAAACAGACAGTAATGATAGTACATTACTTAGCCCCCAGAAATCCAGCAGTAGAAATTATTATTAACAATGGTATGTATGCAGCTCTTAAAGATGTTAAGAATACCTTAACCGTAGAATTTCACGGAGTATCAGGAATCGGGACATCGGCAGAAGATGCATCACAGTACGTACTAATGTATGTAATTGCAGACCCGTATAATAATACCTACCCTACTGTATCGGAGTTAGAAGAGATTATTATAAGCGTAAAGAAAATAGATAAAAGTATAACAGAGGTTTCGTTTCAAGAGGTTCCTGAGGAGGAGCTTAGGTTAAAACTAGATTAAAAAAAAGAAAACATGGCAGTGGAAATTTTAGGATTAGCAATCCTCAGTGTAATGATAGCGTGGTGGTTTGAACCCCTACAATGGCTTAAAAGAATAACAGGCTATCAAATGACTAAACCCTTTATGAGGTATGACCCTTTCAGCTGCGCTAAATGCGTAGGGTTCTGGCTAGGACTAGGTATGACCTTAAACATATATCTTGCAGCAATTATATCTCTGACTGCATACATTATCGGTAATGCAATAGAAATGCTAGAGGATTATCGTCGTGGGTAAGAGTTGTATTGAGTGTAATTTAGAGAAAGATACCTCTCAATTCTCTAAGTGTAGCAGGAGACCAGATGGACTGCAGCAAGCTTGTAAGCAGTGCAACAAAGCAGCTAATGATAAGTTTAGAGAGGAAAGACCGGGGTACCAGAAAGACTACTGGAGAACTCCTAGAGGTAAAGCTACTAGAAGGCAGGCTCAAGACAAATACTTTGATAGCGAAGGTGCGGGAATATATATTGTTAAGAACTTAATTAACGGTAGACTATATATCGGTCAGAGCTATCAGCTAGCCAGAAGAAAGACTGAGTGGAGACTATATCTTAAGCACTCTAGCTGGAGAGAGTTGTTTGTAAATGAATCTTTAAGAAGAGATATCGATACTTTTGGTCAGGAAAACTTTACCCTTACGGTTATAGAAAAGGTAGATAGCGATAAGAAGAAGCTAAAGGAAAGAGAAAAGTATTATATCAGGCTACTTCGTAAGTTTAACGATCTATACAATTATCAGAATAATACCGAGTACGGAATAAAAATAGACGCTAGGTTACTAAAAGACATATAAGTATATATGTATATAAAGATATAGTTATGACTAGACAAGAAGCAATTTGGTTACGAGACGTTTTCGAGAAAGAGGCGTACGGGAGGCAGTTCAAAAGACAGGTCCCCAATAGGTACTGGGAGGCAGAGAGAATCCTTTATAGTAGAGATGCTATAGAGGTTCCCTCCTGTACCTGCGCCTATAAGAACACTGCAATGAGAATCAATAGCAAATACGACTCTATGAAAGCTATGATTTATGAATTAGCAGATAGTAATGATAAAGCGCAAACACCTGGACAGGAACTACAGACCTCTTAATGTGTGGGAGGTTGAAAAAAGAATATACAACGACTTAGGTGTACTGGACTTATACCCTGAGGATAAAAGTGAAGAGCTATTGCAGCAGGCATACTCCAAGCTCCTAGAAGGAGAAAGAGCTAGTAGGTTCAATACTAAGAAACAGCCATACCTCATAACAAGCTTTGGTAGGATCATCAGCTCTAAGGGTAACGTCACATACCCGGTACATTACGTCAGCAAGGTAACAGGAGAGGTAAAGCAATATACTACCCTGAGTGATAGCATCTATAATATCGACGAATTATTTCAAGAGGCAGGCTTTCCCTACGATACAGTAACGGTGGTAAGGCTGCTAAGAAAGTACGGCATTGTAAGGATGGCTAACCACTCTATTGATTTACCGTTTTAGGATATGTGGACTTACAAAGAAAAAAATATAACCTGTATAGAAGACCTACCAGATAGGACGATAGGTTTTGTATACAAGATCTCGTTTCCTTATATGGATCTACATTACATAGGTAGAAAAAATTTACTTAGCAAGAAGACTTTACCTCCCCTGAAAGGTTATACTAGAAAGAGAAAGATAGTGCAGGAAAGCAATTGGTTAAATTACTGCTCAAGTAATGAGGAGGTACAGCTACTGGCAAAGGACGGTCAACACATGACCAAAGAGATATTAGTAGTAGCAGAGACACTAAGACAGCTAACATACCTAGAAACAAAAGAGCTATTTATAAACTCAGTACTAGAAGATGATAATTACATAAACGGTAATATACTAGGAAAGTTCTTTAAAGGTAACACAATATGAATAAATTTATTTGCCTAGGGGCCCATAACGGAGATATGGTCAGAGTATTAGATAGGCTAAACACCAAAGAGGTATTAGGGGTAGAGGAGATTACCTGGGATGAGATTCACTTGTTTGAACCCCAGCCCGGACATGCAGGCAGGCTACAGGCATTACAGCAAGCAGATAACAGAGTACAGTATCATCCTGAGGCTGCCTATATCGAAGATAAAGCAATGGAGTTTTATATCAAGGGTGATCTAGGACATATAAGTTCAACGCTAGATAAAGGAAAGACGACAGGTGCCCTGAGAGCAGTAGTAACAGTCCAGGCCATAAACTTTATTAAGTGGTTAGAGAATAATACTGCCCCAGAAGACTTTATCTTCCTAGATATGGATATTGAGTGTGGGGAGTTTTATATCCTGCCTGAGTTAATTAAAAGCCCTATAGCAGAAAGAATTAACTTTATTTCAATTGAGTGGCATGATAGTAAGTCTACTACCTGGCAGAGTGCTGGATTAAAAGTTATTAAAGATGTAAACGAGTATTTTGGTAATCGGCTACTAAACCACGATAGAGTGTTTGGAGACGTTCTATCTCACTAAACAGATCTAGGCAGCTATTTATATTACATACTAGCAATATAATAACATGGCTGGAGATAGACTAAATAACGTAGAAGTAAACCTAAGAGTGGATAAATGCCTGGAGTTAAGATTCCATACCAATCCCCCTATGCTTCAAAGAGAATGGATCAAATACTGCCATAAGTATTACAGCGATAAAAGCGAACAGCAGTATACCGCATACTGGGCTAACGCTAAAGAGAGGTATGACGAGAACTGGAGAGCATTACTAAATGCACAGCTTACTCCTGCAGTACAGACCTTGATAGGATTATTAGCCTCAGAGGATGAGAAGGTAAGACAAAGAGCCATCGACCAGATTGTTAAGTACACAGGCAATGATATCGATAGGTCAGAGATTAATGTATCAGTAACAGAATATGTAACCAAATGGGGTGCGGATGCCACGGGCAACGATTGAGCTGTTCACCCCCCACCAAGGGCAGATGGACGTCATCCAAAATTTTGCTGATAGTGGCCATAAGTTTGGTATCGTTAGTTGCGGTAGACAATTTGGTAAATCACTCCTGGCAAGCAACCTACTACTTTACTGGTTACTGGAGAGCAAAGGCTCTAAAGGAGGTTGGATATCTCCAATCTACTCCCAAGCCAAAAAAGTCTACAAAGAGATCGTTACTGCCTGTAACGGAATAATTAGCACACACAACGGATCAGACCTAATCATTAACTTCGTTAACGGGTCATCGATACAGTTTCTCTCTGCTGAAAGATATGATTCTATAAGGGGATTTAGCTTCCACTACTGCGTGATAGATGAAGCAGCGTACGTAAAAGAGCAGGCCCTGCTAGAGGCGATACTACCAACGTTAACGGCTTTAGGAAAGAAGTGCCTAATTATATCTACACCCAAGGGTAGGGGTAACTGGTTCTTTAACTGGCACCAGAGAGGCCTAGAGTATAACGATACCTATATTAGCTTCTCAGGTATTAGCGAAAGCAACCCCTACGTAGATAAGGAGTTTATAAGAGAGCAAAAAAAGAGTTTACCATTAGAAATATATAAACAAGAGTACCTGGCCGACTTTACTGATAATGGTAATGACGTGTTTGTTGGATTAGACCAGGTATGTATACTAAATAATTTTAGCTATGACAGAGAAGGAAAGACAGGAGTATTTTGTGGCGTGGACACAGGCATTAATCGAGATTTCAGTATTCTCACCATTCTTTCTGAATCAGGAAGAGTGCTTGAGATTGACCGAATCAATGGAATTACTGTTGACGAGATTGGAGCCCAATTTGTACAACGACTTCGAAAATATGAACTTACCGGCGGATATATTGAAGTCAACGGAATCGGCCAAGCTCTATATGAAAGAATTAAAAGAGAAATCAGACCCGTTAAGAGCTTTGTTACAACCAACGACTCCAAGGTCAGAATGATTCGTAAGCTAATACTGGATATACAAAACCAAGTATTAGAGTTACCGAGTAAGGAGTTATACCCTATACTGTATAACGAGCTATCGGCATTTACTTACAAGATATCTCCTAACGGTAGTCTGCAGTTCGGTCACCCATCCGGAGGTCATGACGATACTGTTATGTCTCTGGCTATGGCGAACCTAGCCCGGACCGAGATCGTAAGTTCAGCCAAGCAGTTTTACGTATCTAAGGGTACCCGTATGCCGGAAAGGTCTCTAAAGCCTAGGTTCGGTACCGTGTCGGGTATGTAACTTACTAAACAAGCCCTATATTTTATTTATTCCATATGAGCAAAATTAAATTTACTATACCGGATTATCTGTCTCTGGGTAACTACAAAAAGTTATCTCAGCTGGATCACCTACCGGACCTAGAAAAGACTATTGCATCTCTTACTATACTATGTGATTTACCTGAGAAGACAATCAGAGAGTTACAGCCAGTTGATCTTGCCAGCATCCACGGTGATGTAGTAGGTAGGGCGATAGAACTTAACTCTGAATTTTATCCTGTATTCGAACTAGAAGGAGTAATGTACGGGTTTGCCGATATTACTAAAATGACTCTAGGAGAGTACGTTGACTTGGACAGGCTAGTTAAAGAGCCCATAGCCAATGCCTCAGAGATAATGGCGATACTATACCGACCTATCTTAAAGCATCGCTTTAACTCTTTTGAGTATGCCTTCAAGCAAAGCTTTAAGGTAAAGCTAGGAGAGGCAGAAAATATATTTAAGTACTACACCATAGAGAAGTACGACAGTGATGTAAGGGCAGAAAAGGCTTTGCTAATAGATAAGATACCAGCAAGCTTTGCACTAGGTGCTCTTAGTTTTTTTTTGCAAGTCGCAAGCGCACTCTATCTAGGTTCGATGACCTCTTCAACAACGGACCCGAAAGAGAAGAAGAAGGCGATGACGGAGACAAAGAAGATAATCAAGAAAACTCTTTTGGACAACATTGGGGGTGGTTTGCAACTATTCATCACCTCTCGACAACTTCCGTCCTTGCAATCACAGGAGATAAAGCTATTACAGATCTAAATTTTATTTTTACATTAAACTTTTTAGCATATGAGCACGACAAAACAAGACGGGATAACCAAGCTAGGCAGCAAGCTGAAAGCCGATACAGGATTAGATAACCAAATCATAGACCTACTAATTGAGAGAGTAGCAGAGACAGAGGCAATAGTAGAAGTTAAACCTGTACTTAAGGCTAAAAAACAACACCCGCTAATCCAATACCACCTTAGAGGTAGAACAGTCAATCAGCTAGCAGGAATGTTTATGATTACTGAGGAAAAGGTTAGAGCTATAATTAAGGACAATGAGAACGTTTAAAGACATAGTAGATATATTCCAGTCAGCGTGCGATGACCACGCCGGGGTAAATGACTTCTACTACGGTAGCCTTAACAAGCTAGATTCTACCTCACAGAACGTACAGTATAATTACGTATTCCTAAGACCGTTAGCGTCACCGGGTCTAGTAATAAGCAGTAACGGTCAAGCAGCTACCCATAGTCTTACCTTTGAGTTATACTCACTAGATGTACCCAAGCTAACCGAGGAGGGGTATCTAGAGCTTATGTCAGATACTGAGGTTATAATCTATGACCTACTATCTTACTTTAACCTAGGCACCGACCAGCAAAACCTTTACTGTACCCTAAATACAATCGTACCGGTAAGCGAAGGCTTTAACGACCGGGTATTCGGATGGGTAGCTACAGTAACAGTCAATGAGCCTGGGGTACTAGACTTCTGCGTATTCCCTAGTAGGTAATGATTACCCCTGAGATCTTAGCCCTTATGAACCGTACCGGTGAACTTGTCACCGATAAGATGGTTGATACTTTGATCTCTAATGGGTCATTGGCTACCGGTGGACTGGCTAGGGGTATAGGATATACCGTAACAGAGACTAAGGACGGTATAACCACTCAGATAACTATACCCGGGTACGGTGAGTTCGTAGATAAAGGCAGAAGAGCAGGAGCCAAGATGCCCCCGGTACAGCCGATCATAGAATGGGCTAAGATAAAAAGGATTAGTACCCCTAGATATACCACCGAACAGATGGGATGGGCGATAGCAAAGTCTATTGCCAGGAAAGGTATCAGACCTAAACCATTTATAGAGAATAGTATTCAGTTTGTACTACAGAACTTTACCCAGGAACTTACAGAGGCTGGGGCTGTAGATATCAATAATATAATTTTATCGGAGTTTAGAAAAATACCCGGTATAACTGTAACAGAGAGTTAAAATGGCTATAACAATTAACCAATCTCCTACCACCCCGAATATGGCTAACAACACCTTGCTGTTTGCCGTATCTTCTAATTCATCTTCAGCTGCACAGTTTCAGTACATCGCCAATGTTAGTCTGAGTGGTTCATCTACCGTACTACAGACTATAAAGCAGCAGCCTAACCCCAACAGCTACGGGGTGTTTGACTTCGGACAGATTGTAAGCAACTACTTAGATAGCGATAATAGCTGGAAGGCAGCCTCGTTTGTAACCTCTAGTGAGGTAGCTAAAAGGTTTACATTTAAGTTCGGGGAAGAGTACGGTAGTTCTATTTCAGGATCAGCCATACAATACACAGGGGTAGGTTCAGCGACGGGTTCAGCAGCCGTTACAGCTTCAGCGTATACCTACATAGCCAACGGATTGGTAGACGTAAACGATAAAGTAAACTGGAACTTTCCTTCTGCCTCATTCTTTACCCCTACTACAGTATCTACCGCCGGTACGTTTGACTTACAGAATACTTTAAGTAACGCACCCCTTACCCAGTACATCCAGGACGGAGAGTATGCAACCATATCTTTGTTTAATGGTAACTTTGATAACTCTGCTACTGCAGCACAGGATATATTTGCCGTAAGAGTACGGTCCTATAACTCGTCAAATACTTTATTAGACGACATCGATTTAACTAACTTTATATCGAACGGTGGAGGACCAAGGGCTAACGGTACTCAAGTATGGACAAATGTAACAGCATCTCANACAGCAGCCACACAGCTACTAACTATAGGCGTAGGTCCTCAGAACTTAAATGATGCAGGTGATCCCTTGCTCAGTACCTGGTCATACTATATTGTAAATGTTGTAGGACAACTATCAGCAGGTGTAATTAACTACTCAGGTAGCTATGCCACTCTTAGATACGAGAAGCAGGAACCTAACTGTGACTACGACGGGGTAAGGTTCGCCTGGAAGAATGAGTTCGGGGTATGGGATTATTTTAACTTCACCCTACAGACTAATAAGTCAGTGAGTATAGAGCGTCAGCAGTTTACCCAGCCCTTCGTTAACTTCTCTAGTGCTAACCCTACAGTATCTTATGATACCCAGCGCAGGGGGATAAAGCAGTTCTATAACGGTTTAACTTCTAAACTAACTGTTAACTCAGACTGGTTAAACCAGGCAGATGCTGATTGGCTAAAAGAGCTATTCTTTTCTACTAACGTATATCAGCAGGTAGGTCTTAACTTCTACCCTATTGCCATAACTTCGGCTGAAGTAGTGGAGAAGACTAACCCCCGTACACAGAAGAGATTCCAATACGTAGTAGAATTCCAGCCAGCTAATGAGCTAAACCCACGTCTATGATAATCCTAAGAGTTACAAATGAGAATGGTCTAGTAGCAGATCTTACCCCAATAGAGGATATTGATCTAAGGCTGGATATATCTGCTATTGAGAATACTGAGATAGGTGTATCGTTTGGTATATCGTCTCAGGAGTTTGCTATCGCAGGTACTAATATATCTAATCAGTTCTTTGGTAACCTTTATAACCTAGGAGCTACCCCGGCTGTTGCATTAGTTAACAGCGTAGACTGCCAGGTACTGAGTGATGGTCAGGAAGTATTTACCGGTAAGCTTTACATTAAAGATATTATTACCGATCAGAAAGGGTATACTGTCTACAACGTAGTCACGGTAAACGAGACTATTGACTTTAAGTATCGTATACAGAATTTTGCCTTAAGTGATTCTAAGTTTGACTTTAGTAAGTATGACCACGCTTTTACAGCTGCTAACGTAACCGGTAGCTGGAATGGTAGTCTGTTTAGCGGTTCAATTATATACCCGAACATCCACTACGGCAATGACGGTAACCCTGATTGCCCTAACTATGCATTTGCAGGTACAAGTACCCTAGCTGGATTAGAGAATACTATTGATAACTCTAATAGCCCTTTAAGGTTAACTGACTTTAAGCCAGCAATTAAGGTAAGAGACGTTATCGATACTATCTTTAGCGGTTCAGGAGTATCAGGTAGTACAGGGTATCAGTATACCTCTTCTTTCTTTGAGAGCGAATATTTTAACGATCTATATTTGTTAACTACTGCCAACGATTCACTAGGGCCTGCTAATAATAGTCCTATATCACAATCAGCTTGGGTATTCCGTTCAGGTTCAACACAAACTGTTTTAGGTGGTACTACTGATTTTGTTGATTATAATGCTAAATCATACGATAATAGTAATAACTTTAATTTATCTACAGACCGCTATACTGCTGATACTTCAGGTTCATATACAGCTACAGTTAGATTAACTTATACTATTTCAAATCACGTAACTCGTCCTAATTCATTCGTTGAAGTTAATTTATTCAAAGCATCATCTCCCTTTGTTGTTGCTACTTTAGTTAATCAACAGAGACAATATAATCCTTTTGCTAGTACTGGTTCATTACTTTTTCAAAATACAACTGACTTAAGTGCTGGTGATATTTTATTTGTTAATGCTACTTATGCCGACCCTGGTGGTTCATTGCTACAAAATCTTATTATACACCCAGGTGAACTAAATACTTTCCTACAAGTTAGAGGTCCTACTTCTGTGTTAGGTGGTACAGTACGTATGAGCGATCAGTTCGGTGATGACTTAAATGCGTTAAATTTTATAGAGGCTATTGTAGAGAAGTTTAACCTAGTAGTAGAGCCGGTACCTAATAGAAGAAATCTACTAAGTATAGAGCCATATGATACCTGGTTTGACGCAGGTCAAATTGTAGACTATACTAACAAAGTAGATAGGGATATAAACTTCCAGATATCAACCCCTGTAATAGAGCAGCCCCGTACTATTGTATTTAGCGACCTCCAGGATAAGGACTACCTTAATCAGTATACCGAAGAGGTATTTCAAAGGACTTACGGTTCATATACTTTCACAAGTGATAGTAACTTAGCTGAGGGTGAGAGAAGGATTGGTAAGATATTCGCACCAACCCCTACTACTAACATACCTAACTCTACTGACTTTATTATTCCCCATCTTTGTACTAGGCCAGTCAACAGTGACTCGATATACAAGCCGATGGCATTTAAACCTAGACTTCTATACGGTATAGGTCAAAAAACCGTAGAGTCACAGGCGGCAGGATTTACAGGAGGATCTCCTAGCGGTACAGGTTCTTACTTCCTTAAAGATGAGATCGGCAATGTAACCCAGCAAACTAAGTGGTACCAGGTAGGGTCTCTAAGTGAAACACCTATCTCAACCGACGGTAAGGCTTTTGACTTGCACTTTAACAACAACAACCAAGGTGCAGGAGCTATACCTCCTTACTGGAGTAATGTATCTCCTAATAATTTTATAAGCGGTAGCGGGGACGTATACACTACATACTGGGCTAACTACATTAACGGGCTATACGATATAGACTCTCGTAAGCTTATTTGTAACGTCTACCTGGCACCTAGCGAGATAGCTAATATCAGGCTAAACCAAAAAGTGTTTATTGACGGGGCTTACTATCGTATAAACAGGATTAACGGTGCTAACCTAACCCGTAGAGATACGGTCGAGGTAGAGTTTATAAAAGTTATTGCTCGTAAGCTAACCTTTCCTAGAAGAAGAATAACTAGCACTATTACCGGGTTACCTACAGACGTTGTTTTTAGAGGAGCTGAAACTAACGGTACAGGAGTATACGAAGACTTTGAAACCGGGTTAGTAGTTAATGACTTTGATACAGTATCACAGGCAGGCTCTTTAGACGGGTTAAGAGTATTCCCAGTAGGGACAGGAGGCCTATCGGGTTCAGTAGTATGGAATTATACTGCACCTACAATCCCCATACTAGCACAGACCTCTTTAGGTACTAACAACGTAGCTGCTGACTCGTCTAAAGTCTTTACCCTCGGTAGTAGCAACACCATTGGTAGTTCAGTATCTACGGCTACTGCTTTAGGTCAATTTAACACCATAGAGGCAAACGTTACAAATACCTTTGTACTAGGTCAGCAAAATACTATAGGTGAGAATACAGAGAATACGCAGATACTAGGAGGTTCAGGTAATACTATAACCGGAGAAAGTAACGTTAACATGGCTATTATAGCTAGTACCGGCTCTGAGGTTATCAATAGCGATTTCTCTACTATGATTAATGGCTACAACGCCACTATTCAAGATAGCGACAATACCCTGGCTCTAAACAGTCATCAAAACGAAGTAATACTTAACGGTAGCGGGCATACGGTCATAGGTCTTAATCTAGAGGGCAATGGCATAGACCTACTCAATTATAGAAACAACTCTAACTATCTAGGAGATACTTATCTTGGGGGAGCTCTTTTCTCTGAATTTAATACCTTTAATTCATCAGCAAGCACTAATGTTAACCTTTACGACACAGCCTATAAGCATGATAGTTTATTCATAGTGGGGTGGAGCGGTACTACTATGAATAGCGGCTCTTTAACCTTACCTAGTACCACAAATAATGACGACGGCAAAAAAAGAATACTGACTATTAAATTAAAAGGAGGAGGCACGGGAGGAGTAAGAATATTACCTTTCACGGGCGGTCAGACCATCGAAGGGGCCGCCAGCCTCTTACTTTCTACAGGGTACGATTCTGTTAAGCTTCTACCTAGCGGCTCTGAATGGCTTATAATCCCATAATTTACCTTATAAAATGGCAACAACATTAGAATACGACTTAAAAGTAGATTCGACCGGAGTAGAGTCCGGAGCGGCAGCAGTAGATAATTTAGGCAGTAAATTAACTGATACTAAGACTGCATCAGAGGGCTTAGCTAAGAGTTTAGAGAAGCAGGAAGCTAGGATTAAAATTATAGACGGTGCTATAAACCTGCTAGGAGGTTCAGTAGAGTTAGCAGCCGGAGCATTTGTTGGTTTAGGACTAGCATCAGAAGAGCAAGCTGAACAGTTTCAGACCGCTGCTTTAGGTGCTATAGCCTTTGCTGACGGTGCAAAGAGAAGCTTTGACGGTGTTAAATCAC